ATATTCCCGACGATGTGCGCGATCCTGTCGAACATCCATTCAGTCTGTTGGCTGTATTCAAGCCAAGCGACTTTGGAAGAACGGTAGTCCTCTACTACCTGATTGTCTCCAATGTGCGCTTCTGACTCCCCGGCAGCGGCAGCTAACTTCTTGATGGCCTCGATCTCGTCGGGCGATACGGCGTCTCCCCAAGTCGTAAATGGGTGATTCCCGTGTCCATGCGACGGCGTGGGTTTGAAGATGTAATGCGTCACTGACGGTTCCAGTTCACTACAATTTGTCCTGATGTGGCGACCGACACAGGATATGCCGTTCGCATGATGATTGATTTGTTCGCGTTCGTGGTGTTCGCGGCAGAGCCTGGTTGACCAGCACCGCCTGATGTAGCACCTGTCCCAGCGGCACCAGTGTTGCCCGGATTGCCATTGGTGCCAGCACTGCCTGGGTTGCCAGCACCGCCTGGGTTGCCAATCGTTCCGGCATTCCCATTAGCCCCTCCCGTGCCAGCATTCCCAGGGTTGCCAGGTGAGGCTGCCGGGTTGGAGGAACTATTGCCCCCAGCCGATCCAGCACCGCCATTCCCGCCGCCTGATACGCCAGTCCCGGGCGTACCAGTATTGCCAGGGCCTGCTGGGTCGCCTGATGCTACAAAACCAGGAGGAGTTGTGGCAAATACGATTGAACCTCCACCTCTACCACCACCGCCGCCACCACCAGTGCCTGGGTTGCCACCTGTGCCAGGGTTACCCGGATTGCCTGTTCCACCCGCAGTCCCTCCCGTCCCTGCTGCACCGTTATTGCCTGGATTGCCAGCATTACCTGGGCTACCAGAGTTCCCAGCGGCTCCAGCATTACCCCTTGTGCCGCCAGCACCTCCAGGGAAATTCAAAGAGAAGATAGAAGAAGAGGTACCGACATTCCCATTGGCTCCAATGTTCCCAGCACTCCCAGCAGTCCCTGGGTTCCCGGCCCCTCCAAGGGTTCTACCAGTGCCTGAGTTACCAGATGTGCCTGCCGATCCAGTGCCGCCAGCGCCACCTGGGTTTCCTGGGTTACCAGAGCCACCAGCGCCTCCTGCGCCTCCCCCGGCACCGCCATATCTTGTGGTTGTAAGCCTAGTCCCAGAAGGAGCATTGCTCTGGATGGAATAGGTACGGCTTAATGTTGACCCTCCCGGCCCTCCACGAGGGATACCTCCTGCGCCCCCCGGACCAGATGGCGTCGTACCAGCCGAGTCAGGATTGACTGCAATGTTTACCGTTGTCGTATTGTTCGTAGATCCTCCTGCCCCACCAGGGCCAGCGGTGCCGCCAGTGCCAGCATTGCCCCGCGCGCCAGCCGCGCCAGCATTACCAGCATTGCCAGGGTTGCCAGGGTTCCCTGCTAGTCCTCTCGCACCGCCAGTTCCGCCGCTGCCATTATTCCCTGGGTTCCCAGGGTTGCCAGAATTACCAGGGGCGCCCTTACCAGCAATTGATACTGACTGCACGCCGAACGGAGACGTGAAAGTTCCGCTTGAGTTGAAGGTCGCAGATCCTGCTGGGACAATGGTCCTTCGCAGAAGGCTAGAGACAGCGATGGGCATGGTTTACCCCTCAAAGTTAGCCAGTGCAGCCCAATCGATCGCCTTGATCGCGTCAACGCCGTAGACGAGAACAGTTTCACGCGGCGGGACATCCTTGAAGTCGAATGCCTTGTCGTAGGTCACGAAAGGGAAAGAGGTCACGTTGGCTGCATACGGGGTATTCGCAAACGTCTCATTTGCCCAATTGATGCAGATTTCATGCTGCTCAGGGTCTGCGTAGTGCAGATGTGAGAACTCAATACCGCTGGCCTTCATGTGCTGGAATGCTTCAAAGGACTCGAGCGCCGATGAATTGAAGCCGGTGTAGAGATAGAAGCTGACGTTTGCTCGGTGTGCCATCGTGCTCTCCTTTCTTACGAGACATTTGCCATTGCAAAAGTGCCGAACCAGTTAGAACCGGCGTCGACGGTGAAGAATGTCAGGACATCAATGTCAGATGCCCCGGTAGAAAGTGTTGGCGTCTGACCTTCGGTATACTTGGCATTTGTGAACGTAGCGGTCCTGTTCCCGTTACCGTCCTGCCGCAGAACAATCACCACTGGCCTTGAATAGCCCGAAGCAGGAGGGTTCGTGAAGGTGAACGTCACGTTGTTGCCAAGCGTGATGTCGAAGATGTTCGAGAGACTCGTGTCGATGTTGTAGGTCGATGCCGAAACAGTGCCGACCGTCGTGATCGTCTCCCGATACGCTTCAAGCGTGGAATTGTCTATCGTCGCCGTCACGCTGCCGCCAGAGATCGACACATTGGATGCGTCCTGCGTGGCGATCGTGCCTAAGCCAAGATTTGTGCGAGCCGTCGATGCGCTCAACAGATCACTCAGGTTGTTGCTCGGCTGAACTATGTCACCGCCTGCCGCAGTGGCGAAGACAGTGGCTGCGCCGCTGAGATTGATTGCCGCCCCAGATGCAGAACTCTCGCTCGGTGTCCGAGAAAGCGTAGTGCCAGACGCCGTGTAGACGCCTGCGCCGATTTCCCAGTTCGATCCGTCCTCGATGACGTAGCGAACTGTTTGCCCATCAGTGACGCCCGCAGCCGCGAAGGATTGGTATCCTGTCACCGCAGAGCCGAGCGTAATCGTGCCTGTGCCTGTGGTAGCCGTCGCCATCTTGGCGCGGTTGACGAGCGTCACCATGTCTTGTCACCTCAAGCGATCTGAAGAACGCCGTTCGCCGCCGAGAAGTCGACCGTGAGGCTGTCGCCATCGTTCAGCGTGAGGGACGAGCCGTAGTCGTAGTAGCCGATCAGAGGGTCGGCCGGCGTCGTCACCGTGTCGTTGTAGATGTAGACGTAGCGGAACGGGCCAGTCGTGCCGCCGGTCGAGGTGAGCGTGATGTCGGCCAGCACCAGCTTGTAGGTGCCGCCGGTCTGCGTCGACGAGGTCGTCGTGACGTTGCGGTTCGAGAGGTTCGTGTAGGTGATCTGAGTCACGTTCGCCAGGACGCCGTTGTTGTCCGAAGTCGGGTTGCTCGACTCCGAACCGGGAGCGGTGTTCGAAAGGGCGATGACGATCTGATCGCTCTCGAGGTCCATGTTGTGGACCGCATTCTTCACGAAGTCGTTGACCTTGTTGAAGGTAGCCATCGAAGGAGTCTCCTGTAGAGGATGCGCGCGTGCGGCATCTTAGCATCATTCATGCAGGCGGACTAGGCCATTGCGGGTTGCGGGGGTCGGATGTGTTGGCCGGGATATCGCGCAGCGCCTGACGGTAGGCGGCCCATGCAGTGCGGTCCACGGGGGCGTCCATAGTTTGCGTCCAGTCGCAGGCAGAAAGCCGTCGGTTGCGCTCACGGCGCAATTCAGGCCACGCCTCTTCGATTTCTGTTGCATCGATCTCAGACTGCGTGAAAACGACCACCTGGTCATGTTCCCAGCGACTGAAGCGATCATGCGTGCCTTCGGCACAATGGCCGCCGACAGGTATCATCGCAGGGTCGAGATCGCCGGAAGTGGTGAATGTTCCTGACCATGAGCCATCAGCGTTGTATATGGTGAACTGCATCTTAAGCCTCCATTACGAGGGCTGCGACCACACCATCAACTGTGGCACTCCCGCTGGTGTTGTTTATATGCTTAACGGTGAAACCAATTGTGCCAGAAGTGCTTGTTGATGTCGCGGTCGAAACAAAAGTAGCTGGGCTTGCGTTATATGACCCACCCTCGAAAATCCATGCAATTGCACTCGTTGAGTAGTCGAGCGTCACATTGGTTCCTGTCGCTGTGACTTCTAGCCTTGGACTTTCGCCGCTTGAATACCCCCGAATCTGCGTCACAACCATCATCTTGGAGCCGCTTTTAACCCCGCTGAACGAAACTGTGTAAGTTGATGTGGCATTTCTTGCTATGGTTCCCGTGATGGAGGTCGAGTTCGCCACCGCAAGACCTGGCAAGCGATCCGCTGAGATCGTGCCAGCCGTGATATCTCCCGCGTTCAATGTTCCGCGAATGGTGGCGCTCTGGAACTCGGCAGTGCCGGTGTCGCGCGTAATTTTCCAGCCAGAGGTTCCGGCGACATAGTTGTCTGACTGGATCGTCCCGCTGATCTTGGCGCTCGTGATTGCAGCGTTCTGGATCTTCGCATTCGTGATGAGTGCATCACCGATCTGCGCGCTCGTCGTGATGATCCCGCTGGTCGCAAGCAGGCCGCCTGTGATGGTGTTGGCGACAATCTTGTTGCCCGTGATGGTAGCCGCAGCGATCTCTGCGGCGGTAACCGCGTTTGCCGCGATCTTCGGCGTGGTGATAGCATCCGTCGCGATCTTGGTCTCGGTAATCGAGCCAGCAGCGACATCGGCGATCACAAGCGTCCAGGCTGCTCCTGTCCACTGATAAAGCTTCCCGTCGGTGCGGTTGTAAATCTTTTCGCCGACGAACGCGCCAGAGCCAGGCAGACTGGTGACATCGCGGATGGCATAGAGGCCCTGCGCGGTGAACAAGCTGTAGATGCCGTTGGCGAAGTCTGCGTCATCCAAGTAGGTGGTCGTGGCGCTTACGCCGGCAGTGAACGCAGACTTGTTGCCGCTGAAGTCGACGGATTTCAGCCAGTAGTAGCGCGTGACGCTCAGGCCGAGATTGTTGCGGATGAAGTTCGACCCAGCCGAGATGCCGACCAACGTCGATGTCGCATAGTTGTCGACAGTGTTTTCATAGACCTCAACGTGACTGAAATCAGAGTCAGCCGGATTCGTCCATTTGATCTCGATATAGCCGAACTGCCCGTTCGCCGTGATCGCTGTCGGCAATCCTGGGGCAGTCGTGTCACCGCCGCCGGTAAAGGTGACGCTGGTCCAGCCGCCGCGTACGCCTGCAATGGTGACGGCCCGGACGCGAAAGATGTATTGGATCCCATCGATGAGCGGCGAAATCTCGATGTCGCTCTCGTCTGTGGTCGTCGCCGCATAGCTGCTATCTGCAACTGGCCTCCACTCGACATCGTAGTAGTCGACGAACTTGTTCGACACGTCATCCCAATTCAGGATGACAGAGTTGATGAACGTGCCGTCACCTTGTGTGCGCCCACCGCCAGATGCGGTAAGATTGGTCACTGTCAGCCCGGATGACGGATCAGGCAGGTTCGAATTGTTGCCGGTGATCGCGCTCTCTTCAGCCGTCCACGAGAATGCCGCAGAACTGGTCTCCCGCAGCGTCATCGTGACGCGTAGATCGCCAGCTTCCCCATTGGCGCCGAATGTCCATGAGACGACCTCGAACTCTTTCGCTGACCAGCCATAGCGATCGATCGTGAGCGCCACGATGTCGCCGACCTGCAACTCCAACGCAGCCATGCCGAAGTCGGCAGTGAAGGTGAGTTGCTCTCGGTTGCGGAAGAGCATCTGCTTCGCCAGCCGCTGCACAGTCGGCGACGAGGTTGTCAGCGGGAACTCGATGTCGACCGGGCTTTCGACTCCATCGTCCTCGGCGATGAATGCGGCAGAGCGAAGTTCAGGGTACTCGGCAGCGATCCACCGCTGGCCGGCATCGTTGAATGTCCCGCGAACGATGTTGAAGTTGTCGCGCATCGGCACGCGGGTCTGCGTGCTGATCTCCGACACGATGTCGTCGAGGGTCAACGTCTTGACCGGCGCGGTGTAGTATCCGGGCTTCAGCTTCCAACTGCCGCCACCCCACCAGAGCGACCCGCCGCAGGCTGTGACCATCTGTTGCAGGGCATCTTGAATGCTCTGATCTGCGGAGATCACGCCGTTGATCGTGTATCTCTTTTCCGTACCGCCGCCCGATAGGCTGACGTTCTCATCGCACACGTTGGCCGCCGCCGAGAAGCTGGTGTTGTCGATCGCGCTGTCCCCGAGGCCACGGGCGTCGACCAGATAGTCACGGATGCAGAGAGCAGCGTTGGCGGAAAATGCCGTCGTGCTGGTGCGCGGATCGAAGACCTTCTTCCCCTGCACAACGGCCGAGAACAGCGGGATGCCGTTTGTGAACACATCCTGATCGTACTCGAGCCGGATGTAGAGATAGGCGATCCCGCGCCCGCGAAAGTTCGAATTTATCTGCGCGCTCTCGGCTAGCAAGTCTGCATCAGTCGTCTGGGCGGCAGTTCCGAGGTGTTTCTTGACGCGGATCTTGGAGTTCCAGCCACCAGAGGTCACGAACCCGCTACCATCCAGCGTGGCAACCTCGTCGTTGATGTAGATGTCGCCGATGGCGTTGACCTCGTGGCCGGCGAGCACGATGATCATGTGCAAGTACTGGTTCGTCGTGCCAGTCGCCTCGAGGTAGGTGATGGTGCCACCCTTGCGAACCGTGCCGTAGACATAGTTCTGCGGGTCTGTCGCGCCCCGCGTGTTCGTCAGCAACCCGCGCATCTGACCGAAGCTGGGCTTCGGCGCCAGTGCCCGCAGAAGGGCCACCGTCACGATCGTGTAGGCGACATAGCCGAGGACAGTCGCAACCATCCCCGTGATGCCGACCTTGGCGAGCAGCGCGACAAATACCTGGGGCATTAGACCCAACTCCCTGCGACATGGTCGATGTCTAGGTATACCACGCCCGCAGCCAGAAGGAACGCTGCCTTCTCACCGTTGGCGATGCCCATCGCGTAGTCGAACGAGCGGTTCCTGTTCGCTCTAGCTACCACGAGTGCGCCCCGAGGCGGCACCGCTTCCCAGCGCATAAGACGCGCGTCGAGCGCCCTCTGTAGCGTCGGGTGCCCGTAGACCTGCGCGAGCGTCCTGCGGCTCAGTGGCCGCCCTGAGCGCCCCAAGTAGCGGCCCAGCCAATCGTCTGCGAAGCCGTGGCCGTGC